GACCGCTATCGCCGTATGTACGATGACCGCGACCAGCGCATGAATCAAGTTCTTATGGTTCGTCAAGGCAAGATGCGAGATGTTTACCCAGACCTTTTCCCCGATGGTCCTTTTGAGAATCCTATCGTGGCAAATATGGTAGATATTGCAGCCCGTGATATTGCGGAAGTAATTGCACCACTACCAGCATTTGGATGTACTTCTACATCTATGGTTTCAGAAACAGCCCGTAAGAAGTCTGATAAGCGTGGTGAGATTGTTAATGGAATCGTTAACTTCTCTGATTTACAGTCACAGATGTTTAATGCTGCTGATAGATATGTTACCTATGGATTTGTTCCAGCACAGGTTGAAATTGATATTGATGAGAACATGCCTCGCATTAGATTCTTTGATTCATTAGGAAGTTACCCAGTTATTGACCGTTATGGTCGTGTAACCATGTTCTTCCAACGCATGATGAAGCCAACAGAAGAACTAATGGCTAAGTATCCAGAGGTTGCTCACCTTATTTACGATAAAAATAATACTTCAACCATCTCTGAGATTGTTCGTTTCCATGATAAGGACCAAGATGTTCTATTCATGCCTAATAAAAACAACTTAGTATTAGATAAAGCACCTAACCTAATGGGTGAGTGCTTAATTCGTGTAGTGCAAAGACCTTCATTAGATGACCAGTCCCGTGGTCAGTTTGATGATGTACTTGCTATTCAAGTTGCTAAGGCACGCTATGCGCTACTTTCACTTGAAGCAGCAACCAAAGCAGTACAGGCACCGATTGCGATGCCGCTGGATAGTCAGGAGTTAGCCCTTGGACCTGATGCAATTATGCGTTCCTCCAAACCTAATGAAATTCGCAGAGTCCCACTTGAACTTCCTGGAAATGTGTTTGCTCAGTCACAAGTTCTTGAGCAAGAACTCCGTCTAGGTTCTCGTTTTCCAGATGCCCGAACAGGTAATATTGATGCTTCAATCATTACTGGTCAGGGCGTTAAGGCTCTTATGGGTGGTTTTGATACACAAATCAAGACTGCACACGCTATGTTTGCCCGTACATTTACAGAATTGTTAGCACTAGCGCTAAGAGTTGATGAAAAAGTATTTGGTGATATAGAAAAAGAACTCAAAGGTGTACACAACGGTACCCCTTATAGTGTTAAATATAAACCAAGTCGTGATATTAACGGTGATTACACCGTAGATGTTCAATATGGACTCATGGCAGGACTTGACCCTAACCGTGCATTAGTCTTTGGACTACAAGCACGAGGTGATAAGTTAATTTCTCGTGACTTCTTACGCCGACAAATGCCTTTCTCTTTCAATGCGACACAAGAAGAACAAAAAGTTGAAACAGAAGAACTCCGTGATGCTATGAAACAAGCAATCGCTTCATACGCACAAGCAATACCTGCCCTTGCAAGCCAAGGACAAGACCCATCCGACATCCTACGCAAACTTTCGTATGTTATTAGTGCTCGCCAAAAAGGAACTGCTATTGAAATAGCAATCCAAGAGGCGTTTCAACCTCAGAATCCCGCACCTGCTGCAGCCCCAGGCTCAGTAAGTCCCGAATCTATGGGCATGCCAAGTGAGAGTGCAGCAGGTGGCGGGCAACTTCCAATGGGCATGAGCGAAACTGGTCTTATGCAAGGAATTGCTCCTGGACAAATTGCTCCAGGTGGTCGCCCCGATGTTCAATCACTTCTCGCTGGTTTAAGTAGCCGTGGAGATGCAAATTTACAAGCAACAGTCGCACGCAGAGTGCCTATCGGATAGGGAAGGAGATAACCATGGCAAATACAAGTACAGCAAAGTATCCAAATAACCAACCTAGTAATGGCAGCAAGCCTGCTAATCAGGGCGGTGCAGGAAAAGCAAATGTAGCAGGACCTGTTAACGCTGGTGTGCCTAAGGCTTCTAAGCCTGCAGCATCAACCACAATGTTTTCAAAGCAACCATCAGGTACAAGAGGCTCAAAGTAAGTCTTAAACCTGAGCAAGTTTAAAAACTGCTCAATAATTTTAAATACTGACCTTAAATGGAAAGGAGATGCACATGGCATCAGGAGGCAACCGCCCAACTGCAGGACAAAACAACTATGCTGTTTCAGCAACAGGTGGCAGTGGTAATGGCGGAACACAAGCAGCGCAAGCGATGACTGGTGGAGCCTATGGCGAGAATCAAGCCATGATGGAAATGCAAACATCAGCGCCAATGAACGCTTCTCCAACCTATGCAGCAACTCCTTCTATGGGTCGCCCACAATCAGCCCCAACTGGACAACAAATTGTTCCATTAGATGCACCAACACAACGCCCTGATGAACCAGTTACTACTGGTATTGATGCAGGAGCAGGTGCTGGTAGCGAAGTTATGTACGCAAATGACCAAACTCTGGCAACAGAGGACCGTCAGCGCATGATTACTGCATTGCCAACTCTTTCAATTCTTGCAGAATCTCCTTCCGCCTCTAACGCCTTCCGCAATTATGTTCGTTATTTGCGGAGCGTTCTTTAATGACATTTTTAGATAACCTTGGAAATTTTGCAAGCAACCAATTAAAACAAATAACTAATGAAGTTGGTTGGACTGCGCTAGGAAATGATATTGCATCTATTACAACCAATGATAAATCTTGGACAGGGGATGCATTTCAAATAGCAGGAGATTTATTTAAAGGTTCTCTTGCTTTTACTACTTATGCACCCCGTAAGATTTTAGGCGCAGCATTTAACGATGTTCTTCTTCCAGTTGCTCGTACTTCTTACAATGTTGGTGGTAAATATGCTCGTGAACCACTATCTGCAGGATTACTTGGTTTAGCAACTAATGATTGGCAACAGTCTTGGAATCAGCGTGGCGACATTTCCGCTGGACAGGCTGCTGCATATCTACAATCACGCTTTGACCCAACTAAGTCAGCGCTTCGCATGGAATTTAATATTTTTGACCCAAATGACCGCAAGGTTTTTGATACTAACTGGGAATATCGCACACTATCAGGTGCCTATGACACCTTCTTTACAACAGTTACTGACCCACTAGGCAAGGTTGGTAAGGCTGCACAACTTGCTCGTAAGGCTATGGTTTTACAGCCATTAGGCGCAACTGATGCAGGTGTAAGACAATTAACTAAAGATTTTTTAATACCAAAAAGCACACGCAATGTAACTATCCTTTCACCACAAACCCTTGCCACAAGAATTGATGAGGGTCGTGATGTAAATGGTGGACTTTACAATAGCATGGAGTGGTTTGCTAAAAACGATAAGTTAGCAATCCGCAATCACCCTATGGTTGCTTCATCTAATGATGCCGATACTCTTGCTTACCTACTTGGTGAAGTAAAATCTACAGATGATGTGGCAGATGTCTTGCTTGCTACTGCAGTTAAAGACACAGAGGCAATGGCTCGTCTAGTTTTAAAGCGTAAAGACATGGCTTTTGTTATGGATAAGTTAAAGCCAGTATCTCAACTTGATAAGCAAGTTATTGACAATATTCCAACCAATGGGATTGTTGATGATGTAAATGTCCTTGATGCTGCTGCAGCACATGTTGATAATGCCATGAACGACCCTTATATTAAGTATTTAACAGGTTTAAACGCAAAAGGTCTTGATTTAACTAAGCGTACATTTGGTACTGCAGCAGCCCAGCGTGGTGCTATTCGCTCTGCTGAACGCCAAACATCTCGTGCATTAGGTGAAACACCATCACCAACTTCATATCCAACGCTTGGTATCTTTCAACCAACTAAGTACCACCCAGTGGTAGCAGTAGTTAATTTTGCAGAACGATGGGCTGGAGAACGCCCTGCTGGTTATTTTAACGCCAACGATTCTGATTCATTTAATGAAATAAAAGCAATGGGTGGCATGCTTCGCCGTGTCGTTGGTAATGAGGCTGCTGCTCCTATTATTTCTCGCCATTATGATGATTTTATTACAGCAGGAGATATTCCTGAGGCTCGTGCTCGTGTAGCAACATCTCTTGAAGAATTTGGAATTGCTGCAATCAATAAGTCACTTGGTCTTTCTGATGAAACTGGCAAGTACATTTGGGATGCATACAAAGGTCGCCGTAAAGTGGCAATGGATTCAGTCCGTGACCGCAAATTCTTAATGACCAATGATGACACTATTCTTAAGATTCCTTATCTTGAGCGCCAAGGTGCTAACGCACTACCAATGGTTGACTTAGAAAACTATGCTCGTGTTCTTAAAGAAAACAGCGGTTTAATTAAGGCTATTGACGGTAGCCACGGCATTGTTGACCCAGATGAATTTAAATATATTGCTGGAATACTTAACGATATGTGGAAGGCTTCTGTACTTTTACGCCTTGGTTATACAGTGCGAAATGTTGCCGAAGCATCAATGTCTATTCTTGCAAAAGGCTATGGTTTAGTTGCTGCTGCCGAACTAAGCACCGAAGGTGTTAAGAAGTGGTACAACAACCGTGTTATTGGTGTTGAACGCCTAACTGATAAAAACTTAGTATCTAAAGGTTTGCGTGAAGATTCAATTAAACTTCGTCAACAACTAGCAAGTGTTCAGCAAGACCGTGCACAGATTGCTAGTTTAAACAAAGACATTGATGAACACATGGCTGGTGTTGAACTTGCGTTTAAACGAGGTCAGTTAACCGAAGAACAAATGCTTGAGTTCTTAGATGTTTCCTCATACCGCACAGGCGAGTTTATGTACCATGGTTCACCTACTGGACTTCGTGGTTTAAACCCTGAGCGCCCATTGGCAATGAGTTACTCAGCCGATATTGCAGAGCGTTATGCCGATGCTGGTATGCCAACTATCTCAGCAACTGAGATTCAAAAGCGTATGACTGGCACTGCTGGTCGTCTGCCTCGTAATATTGAGCGCACCGCTGCCGATGAAATTGGCTCACCTCAGATTGTTGAACGCATTAACGATGAAGCATTTACTGAACTTAACTCTTATGTAAATGGCGATTTTAGTGATGTTCAAGCATCATTGCGTGACCCAAATTTTGCTACATCTCGTGGAAGAAATGTTCCAGAACTTCCAGTAGGGCTACAAAGAACAATTCAACGAAGTGTTCTTACTAAACCATTAACTGTATATCGTGGAACCACCAACGCAAAAAATGTTTTTGTTAATGCACAGGTTGGCGATATAATTACAGAACCCGCTTTTGTGTCAACAAGTTACAGTGATAATGTTGCAAGAAATTTTGCTACACCAACTTTAGCAGATTCAATACCATCATTAAATCTAAAAAAAGATGGTGGCGATATGTTTATCCAACCACCAATGACAGTTTCTACTCAAATAAAAATGAAACTTCCCAAAGGTTTAAACGCTTTAGATATTCCTGAAACCTATAATCAAGT